GCTTGGCTGTAATAGCATGTCCTAGCAGGGTGCCTGCTGTGGCTAGGATGTGTCCGCTGAAGCGTGCTTCAACGTTCATGCCTAGATCAATTAGGTCCTGGAATTTTTCTTTAGCAAGGTCGCTGAGTTCATCTAATTCTCGATCGCTGGTGTCTAGATCATTTACAAATGGCAGTGCGGCATCGATCTTATCTATAGCTAGATCTACTTCTTTGATGATAGCACGATTTTCTTCGATACTGGTTTTGGCTTCTTCTGGAGTAGTAGCGTCAGGAGGTGGTAGATTAAATAGTTCTTCTAATTTTTGTGTCATAGTAGCAGTATTTACCGCTTCTGATTTTTGAAGATATCGTATTCGGTTACTACTCTGAAGCGCATGTTGTTGGCTCGAGCCCAGCTATCAGCTGCCGCCCATTTGGCCATATTCATAGCTACCATGAGTTTATCACGATAACTACGGGCTGATTCCATGGTTGTTTCGGTTGATGGTTTAATTTCTACTAGTTCTGTGTGCTTGCGTTGATTGGCGTCCACATAGACTATGAGAAAATCTGGCACATATATGGTATTTTTTCCGCTTACAGGATTGAAGTAGGGGATCTTTATGCTTTCACTGGTCCAGTTTAACACAGCAGGATTGTTGTCACAGAAGCTCATGAAGGCGAATTCCCAACTGCTGCGATAGCTGGGCAGACGTTTGCCCATATACTTGTCAACATTCTTGACCTGATATTTACCTTGTGCGTATTTGGCCATTATGCTAGGATCGTTCTCGTGACATATTTGCTGGTCAACGGACTATTGCTTAATCCCAATAGGCTAGTGCCTGAACGATTGAGATTAAGGAACATGGTCAGATATGTATTAATTTCGCTGATATTATTATAGACCACACTTGGTCCTGGTTTGGCATATTGCGTGCCACTTGAAGACCAGATGCCATTACCATAGACACTGGTATCTACTGCATTCGCTGATGTTCTTTGTGCATACTTACCTGCCGTATAACTAATTGATGAAAAATTATAGACAACGGTGCCATCTTGTAACACCACACGCTCAGCCTGATATCCTGTGGTTGATACTATATCACCACCTGTTAGTTTAAAAAATATTTCTAGTTCGATGATATAGAATAGTTGTCCTTCCTGGTAATTACCTTTGACTACTACTATGTCCTGATATGTTTCATATTGTGTTATGACTGATTGTGTCAATGGAGTTACTACTGGGACATCAATTTTATTTTTATCGCTGAGTTTTTTAAGTTCTTCTACTATGCTGATTGGATCTATCCCTTGCTGTGTTGCTGTGTATAAGACTGCTCCAGCTAGAGTTCTTCCGGCATCTACATCACCGGTGATCGATTGGAAATATGCCACAACCGTATCATTGGTAGCAGAGCTGACGCTGGGATATTGGGCATAGTAATTGTTAAAAAAATCAGTAGTAGACTGTGTCTGATCTGGATTAACTGGTAAATTTCCTGGTATCGCTGGCATTCAGATTCTCCTTAATTGCTACCTTGATTGCTATTGGGACTTTGATTGCTAGACGAATTCATGTTAGATCCATTACTGACTCCCCCGAATCCAGGGAATGTTGCGGTCGATCTAGATAATCCATTTTTAATTGTGCTAGATGTTGGAACAAAAACACTGCTAAAAGAACTTGCTCCTTTCATGATATCATTACCGATGACTGACAAATCTAAACTTGGTGCTTGTTTTAATTGTGTATTGCTGCCCGTCAAGATGTTGAAAGCATTGATTCCGTTCTGTACCGCTGATCCTAGATCACCATTCTCTACATTATCTAGAATATTCCTACCTGCGCTGATCAAACTACCTGCGTTACGTAGTGGACTTGGTGTGTTATCATAATGCTCTTCACCAAAGCCTAGCACTGTTCCACTGCTGACCGGACCGCTATCATATAATACTGCTTCATAATTGATAGTCATAGAGTGTTCCATTGGCTCATATCCACCAGCCGTATGTTCACCGTGTTGGAAATTGGTAATCATTGGTCTTATCAGGGTATAACTGCTGAAACGTTTTTTTGATAGGCTATAGATACGGATGCTGTTTAAATAAGGTAAGTTACCGGTATTAGCAGTCTTGGGGCTGAATCCCCAATTTTGCTGTTGGCGTTGTTTGTATTTGCTGTCGTCTTTATAATTGTCGATCTGATAATCACTGTCTCTATAGTAGTAGGTAAAATAATCATACCAAAATCTGCGCACTATGTCTGCGCTGTCATCATGGAATGTGATACTAACTGGATCATAGTTTACACGCTCTTGTTGCACTGTCTTGCGATTATAAGCATTATAGATTTTATTCTGCACATTATATTTAGGTAGTTGGACATTCTTGGCCATCAGACCTGTTTCAATCTGACTCAATTGATCGAGCGATGATATATTAGTATTAACGTCCATGAACACATGGAACAGATTATTCAGCTTGGGACTGAGTCTATATAAACTGTCAACAAATGTTCGCGTGGCATGTCTATAGTCACGTATGTTTTGATTTGGTGCTATGCTCTGGAGTAGTTGGCCCCAGATATTATTTTGGCTCATATATGTCCCTGGCTTTATATTATTTATCGCCAAAAAAAAGCCCGGATTAAACCGGGCTTTATATTAGTTTTCTTCTGGATTAACCAGTAATTACTGTGCCTAAGGTTCTTGTGATTGTTGAGCCAATACCACTTACACCTACTGGAGTTTGTAGAGCGTTGTCATAACGGATAGTTAGTTGGACTGTTGCTGGTTCGTTAGTGGCATAGTTAACATCACCGTAGTCAGCAGTTGTTAAGAAGCAACCATCTAACTGCCATGTTTCTAAGATTACAGGAGTATTAGCACCATTTCCGCCATCAAGGATTTCAAGAACAGTGGTAAATTTGTAATCGATACCTGAACTTGCAGAACTTTGTTCAAAGAAGTCAAATTGTTTTTGCATCTGTTCGCCAACACGACGAGTAACTTCGCCACCTGCATCATCACGTAGCATGCAAGTAACAGTTTCCCAAGTTGGTTTACCAGCTAGATAGACTTTACTGTTGTAGATGTCGATCGTGATTGGTTCCATCGAAATGTTTGGACGTTTAAAGTCCATGACCTGTTTGGTTAGCTCAGTTGTGGGTTGTGTAACACCAAAGTTTAAGAAAGTTACGCGAAAGCGGAACTTTAGTTTTGGCATCAACAGACCTTGTGTGCTAGCACTTTGGTTAGTCGATAGTGGAACTGTAAAATTGGTTAATGACGCTGTTGCCATTTTGTATTTCCTTTTATATATTTACCTGTTTTGCTCTTACGTTATGGGAGTGTTGTCACTCCCATTATATACGTATATTAATTAATCGTTAAAGCTGCGCCAGTATTTTGTAGTCGAACTGGAATGTAAACAAATTCGATAGCTTTAACTGGTTGTATAGCGATATCAACATATAATTCATTGCGATCAATACGATCACCTGTGTTATTTGTTTCATCACATACTACCAAGTAATCATAGATACCACGTTTAGCTACCAAGTCATTGAATACCGCATTGAACGCTGACTCTACTTGGCTACGTGTGATTGTATCGTTAGGTTCAAATATGAACGGTGCAGCTACTCTAGCTAGGACTGTTCTTAAGTAAACTACTAAACGAGCCACGTTAATACGATCCATCGCTGATGTTGTTGCACTGCGTGTTTTTTGACCGTATGCTACAATACCAACACCTGGTAAGATCGTCAATGGGTTAATTCTACCTGTGTATAATACATCACGTAGACCTTCCGTTACACCAATGCTTACGAATGTGTTGTCATTTGCTGTATCAACATAACCAATCGCGCTGACATTGTCAACGATACCACGTCTTACACCGGCTGGTGCAAACCATGGGTAGCTGACCGCATCACTGCGGATGATCGTGCGTAACATGATATGGCTTGGCGGTACAACCACGCTGTTACCATCTAAGTTAGTAGCTAACCCACTTGGATAGTAAACACCTAGGTATTCGCTATTACTTACTAAACCAAGTTCGCCGTTATCTGCGGCTAGGTTAGTATTGTTAGCCCATGCTTGTAACTGTGTCGAATCACTTGGTAAGTCTAATGGACTATCACCAATGATAAAGGCTGTGTTCACGCGATCGTTGTTTAAGGTGATCATGTCTTGGATCAGTTCAGGATATCCTGGGCAACAGATCAAGTTAAACTGTGTTTGTTCTTCACGTAGTTGTGTGCTTGACGCGATAGCTGCCTTCATAGCTTCAACCACTGTGTTACGTTGTGCTTTGTGACCAAAGTATGGAACACCTGTTGTTGGATCTTCACCGCTGGTGCTGACCCATGCATCGGTTTCTGTCGGAACCACTGTGGCATTATCAAAATAACCAGGACGGAATGTTTTAACGTTGTAACCACTACGACGTGTGTTGAATAACAGCGTGCCGCGAGCATATAGTCTATAATCAGGAGCATCATCGTCGATATAGTTGCTGGTTAACAAATCTTCAATCAATGGTAGATCATCTGTGATTGGATTTGTTGTGCCATCTGTGTCCCAACGTGCATCTGCAAATAAGATACCGTTTGCATCTACATTGTCTTCATTGTCTAACAGATCCCATGTAACTCCGTTGTATCTGTAGATAACTGGGAAGTTGTCTAAGTCTCCGGTATCAACCCACAAGTCACCTGCAACTACCTGTGTAGTTCCATCTGCTTGATAGACTGGTTGCGTAGCACTTAAGATAGGACCAACCGGATCAGTGTTAGTCAAGTCATAGCCACGTGCATCTAAAGCGACATTTCTATAACCTTTCCATGCTGTACCATCACTGATCATGATATCAACATCCAGTGGATTGCTGTAATACCACAATGTGCCGTCGGTTGGATTGCTGTATGGAGCAGTCGTCGAGTATGTGTATGTTAATGCTGTAAACGGACTTGCCAGATATACTAATCCTGCTGCTATGACTTGGATATTTGTATCATTAATAATACCAGCTGTGCTTAGTGGATATCCTTGTAAGTAAGTAAACTGCATAGTACCGCCAGCTAAGTGACTGATAAACACTTTACCGCTGGTATCGAGACCAGCTGTGATATTTGGTAAGTTAGCTGATAAAATACTAGTTACTAAATTAGTTGCTGTTGTGCCGCTTAGTGTGACTGTAGCATTAGCTAGTGTTGCTGAACCTGGAACAGTAACTTCCATCAAGAAACTGTCACCTGAAACATAAGTTGCTGAGCCACCTGCTACGTTACCTGTTACTGTAACTGCACCCGCTACATTTTTAATAAAAGGTTTGAATGTAGCTGTGTCTGTGCCTAATGTGTCATATTTGACATACAATGTGCCTGCGGCTAATGTTGCTCCACCACCAACTGGATCAAGTCCTTGCACTGCTGCTGCATCTGTTAGAAACAATGTACTGGTTAATGAATTAAAGCTACTTGTTGTGTCGCTGTATTCTTTGATACTCCAGCTAGCACCGTTGCCTGTTCCTGATGTTTTTAACCAGATACTGCCATCTGGACGTGGTGTTACGTCTGTTGGTCTCCATGCTGGAGGATTTGTGTAGCGAGCAAATGCTAATACTGGACCACTGTATGTAAAGACATTACCACCACTTGAAACTGTAGCGATATTAGCCTGTAGGATGCCTAGGTTAGCTGATGCATCGATATTACCTGTTAATACGCTGCCTTTGGTAATTTGTAAGGTATTGTCTGTGCTAGTAGCTGTGTCAATAGTGCCGCGTGCATTACCTGCGGCATTACTATAGATGATCGTGCCATCATTTACGTAAATGTTAATTTGCCCAACTGAGTTAACTGCAGCTGTAACACCAGGAATAAGCGCGGCATTGATGTTAGTCACAGCTGAACTAACAGTAGTTCCGGACATGTTCACTGTGTTACCGTTGATGATCAATTTGCTACCTGCTGTGATTGTTGGATTTGATGCTGTGCCACGCACTGTAGCAACTACTGATTTCCAACTGTCACTACCTACTAATGTCCATGAGTTATCATACCCCTTATAATAGATCGGATTGCTTGAACTTGTGGCTACTACTGCGTAATCACCGATAGCACCAAATGATGCTAGTGGAACACCGCTGGTTAAGTAAGCTGTATTTGTAATAACCGTCGGTACTGTATATGTAAATCCTTCTTCTTCAGACCACTCGTAAATACCCCAGTTAGTGTTTGTAAGATCTAACCAATACAAACCATCAGCAGGAGTTCCTGTTGGGCGGATGCTGGTGCCTTCTAATTGGCTTAGGTTAACATTGGCACGTTGGACGTATAATACATTAGTAACCCCTAATGCGCTGTAGGCTGCTAATAAACCATATTCGTTTATTTCGCTGCCATTAACTGGATTACCTGCCGCATCAAGTTCAAAATTTGGATTACCGAATAAGTTGACGAGATCACGTTGGCTAGTAACTGTGACTAGTTTTTCAGCATTGACCATTGTTGTGCCAGTGG